TCTTTACAGGCTTTAGCTATGCTTTTAGATAGTGTTTTTCCATATTCTTTGATTGATCGCATAGCTTCTTCTTCTGTTTTCCATTTTAATTGTTTAGGTATTAAATCTTTACCAGTCATAGCCTTAATACAAGCATTAGCAAATTTACAGCAATCCCAAGAACCCCATGCGAAACCTTTGAATCTATTTTTTGCTATAAATTCATCAAGCAAAATGTTCCAATCTGTTTTTTTTATAAGCATCATTTTTGCTGACCAATAGGCGTTTTAACACCACCACCACTACCACCACTACTACCTGTACCTGCACCTGTGTTACTTGATGAACGACCCCATATAATCTCTTTATCTTGTAAAGACTGTACTCTATCAAAACAAGTATCACCTGCACTTATGTATTGCTGTGATTCTTTGGTATATCTTAGGTTTGATGGTCTTTCTAAATCTATTAGTCTATTTTCAGCATCTACAGTAATTGTAGAGCCATTAGGGTCATCATTTACCACCATTGATTGCATACGACCTTTAAACAAAGTCATAGTGCCTACAGTAGTATCTGTTCCACCTGAAAGATATCCTAAGTAAACAGTTATAAATCTATTTTGATAATTTTCTGTAAGTGCTAAATCTAGTACAGTTGCATCCATACCTGCTAAAGCAACAGACAAACCACTGGATTTTAATTCTAAGGTATCTTCAATGTTTGATACAGACAATAAAGTACCAACACCAGTATATGTTCCACCATCTATAGTAAGGTCATAATCACCTGACCATAATCTTATGGTTTCTGTGTCAAATTCAGCTTTGACTGCTAAGAATAATACTTGATGGTCTGCTTCAAGGTAGCTAGTAATAGAACTATCTATTCCACCTCTATTTGACATTTAAACTACCTCAATACAAGAGAAAGACATTCCATAGTTAGAGATATTATCAGCATCCCAGTCAACATCTTTTGTTGTCAATCTAAACAATCCTTTTGGAGTTGCGAATCTTACTAAATGATTTTGTGTAATAGCAGTTCTTAGTTTTGGTTGTATCTTAACCCCATAAGTATCTTCACCACCTATGACATTTAATGTTGCATCATCTGTAACCATTACATATTGAACAGGATTTGCACCTGCTGTTGAACTTGATGTTATTTGTAAATAATCGCCTTTTTTTATAGTTCCTGTAGCACTGTTAGAACTTGCTGATAAATTAATTCCTGTAGCACCCTTTTGATTAGATTTAATTGTGCATCCTGTTTTATCTGCTTCTGTTACTAAACCACCTGATTCAGATTCTACGACTACTGTATATGAATTAGTTTTTGTAGTTATTTTATGTGTTCCATTGTTTTCAGGATTAGCTGAACCTGTAACTACTATAAAGTCTCCAACAACTGCATTAGCAAAAGGTGTTGTATTAGATGGTGCTGTTATTGTTTGTGTTGTAGATGAGAAGTCTAACTCTATGCTTCCTTGATTGATTCTATCTTTAGCCTTCAGATCATTAGCATTATATGTACCTTGATTAAGTAAAGCATCAGGGTCTGCAAATTTAAAATGATTTACAGGACCATTTAGCTCTAATAAGAATGACTGCCAATTTTTAGCAACATCTCTACGCATTGGTGGTAGATTGACTGTTGCTTCCCAAAAAACACCATCATATTCTTGTGTTCTTATTTTTCCTGTATATGGAGAAGCCACACTACCGACTGCCCTTCTTAAAACAAAGTTACTCCTAATAAAATTAGGTGTACTTGGCATTGTTACTATTTTAGCCACCTACTAGACTCCTTCTAAAGTTACCACCACGCATTGCTGATTCTTGAACTGCTGCTTTAGTTACATCAGCTATCTGTGGCATCATTTTTGTTACCTCTGCTCTAACAGTAGATACAACGCCTGTGGCAAAGTTTACATTTTGATAAATGTTTATAGGTGTACCACCACCCATAGCGTTTTTGCTGTTCATGTTATTCATAATAGTACCACCAGTATTAGGTACAAATATTTCAGGACCACGTTCTCCTACCATATAAGGTGAACCACCTTGTACTGTTCCACCACCTGCTTTTTTTCCAAGAGAAATTGTAGGTAAAGCATTAGTTCCTGTTAATCCAAATACACTATTTAGAATTTGATTAACAACAGCCATCTGTAAAAAAGTAGCTATGATTTGACTTACTATGTTTTTTGCAAAATCTTTAAAACTATCTAGTGCATTTTCTCCTGCTAGTAATGAATTTACGAAATCTGTAGTGAAGGCATTAGATGCACTAATAATAGTTTGTTGCATTTCACTACTAAATGTTGTTACTTCTTCAAGTCCATCTTTTAATTTACCTAGATGGTCTACAACGTCTTGCATTTCGCTTACATCTTTAACACCAAGAAAAGCCATGATACCTTTTAGTTCTTTTTCATCTCCTGTCTGCATCAAATCTTTTATGTAATCCATTTGATCTTGCAATTTTTTTGTTTCAGGAACTGTGTCTTGTACTAATTTTTTAAAAACACTTTGAAACTCAACTAAGCCTTCTATATTACCTACATCAAAAACTTTTGGAGTTTCTTCTGTGGGTGCTGATAATCTTTTTCTTTCAGCTATAAAATCATCAACTATTCTTTTAAAGTTGTCATATTCTTTCTGTGCTGTGAGAACAGCACCCATAAGGCTATCAAAAGCAAATCCAGTAAGTCCTTCTCCATCAATTAGTGCTTGTTTAGCAGCATTTAATCTTTTAAACGATTCTTTTTCTAAATCTTGTGCAAAGTCTAGCTTTACTGGTAATGATAGTGCATCAGTTTTACCTGTTTTATCACCTACCATATCTCCCAAAGATGCTCTGTCATTTTTGATACGCACAACACGAGCTGCTTGGTCAGCAAAAGCAGTCAGTCTATCTGTTAAAGTTTTAAGTAAATCCCCTAAACCTGATTTAAATACTTCGTCTGCTAATTGTTTAAATGAAATAACCATATTAGAAGTTTTGGTAGATAGGTTATCCATCTTGTTAGCCATAGCACCACCAAACCTGCTTTCTAATCCTTTGATTAAAATTTGTACCATCTCTGCAGCACCTTCAGCAGTTTTTCCATATATTGATAATTCATCTCTGCTCTTGCCCAATTCTTCGGTTAGTATTTTTGTTGCAGGAATACCTCTATCATCTAACTGATTAATTTCTTCAAGACCCATGCCACCTGCTGCTGACCTTTGTACTATTCTTATTAATGCTTCAAATGCACCAAGTTGATCTATAGATGTAGATGCTGTATCAGCAAATGTTTGTAGCATTTTCATGCTTGGTTCTATACCTGCAGACTTTAACTGTATAAATGCCTTTGTAGCATCTTCTATTTGAAATGGAGTTGTCTGTGCAAACTTAAAAACTTTATCCATAGCAGCATCACCTGCTTCCATACTTCCAAATACTTGATCTAATGAATCTTTTAAATCTTCAAAACCAGCTCCAACACTTGCTATTGCCTTCATAGGTAAAACTATGGCTGCAATACTTGCAGCAGCAGCAAGAGCAGGTACTTTTATTTTAGATAAACTAGCACCCATTGCACCAAAAGCTGCACCACCTGCTGCACCAGTTACTTTAATTTTACCTTGTATTTGTTTTAAATCTTTTTGTAGCTGTTTAGTATCAGCTTTAATTTCAATAATTAATTGGTCTATTTTATTAGCCATCAGGATATAACTCCATCATTTCTTGCAACCTATGTGAATCCATAGGTGCTTCTTTTTCTTCACCACTTGCGTGAAAAGTCTTAAAACCTGATATTGCTAAATACATCTCTCTAGGTGAAAGATTCCAAAAATCAGTAGGTCTCATATTCATCATGCCTATACAGATTTTTATATAATCTGCCCAGTTGATGCTTACAGAGTTCACGCTACTACTTTTTTTTTATCTACTTCCTCATTTGAGTCGTTATCGGTTAATGTTGCAACTAAGAGTTTAGCTACTTCGGTTGATGCTACTACTATTCCTACACTAGAAATGATTTCACCTACTTTCTTATCATCATAATCATTGCCACCACCTCTAAGGGCGTGTCGTAAAACAACAATGAGTGTGCGAATACGCACTTTAGCTTCAGCAATGGCAGTAGCTAATTCTAAAATGCCTTTATCTAATTCGTCTTCTATTCTTACTAATGCATCTATGGTTAGTCTGCATTTATAAGTTTCACTTCCTAGTGTTAGAGGTATTTCACCCTTTAGTGGATTCGCCATCTGACTTTT